CCCTCCCTAATTTTCTTTCTCTTTTTCCGGCTTCCGGAGGCTCCGTTTCGTCGGAAGTCGGAGTCCATTTTTAACCAACGCTCGGAGTTTTTAACCAATGGGCCGTCGCAAAGCGTCCGCGCTAACAGTCGTCCAAGGGGCTTTCGGGACTGGTCGCCCGCCGCCGCCGCCGAACTTGTCCGACCGACAAGCGATCATTTGGCGCGAAGTCGTCGAAACCGAAGCGGCGGAATTGTTCGCGACGGCGGCGACGCGGAACCTTTTGGCGGACTATTGCCGCGCTCGGCAGACCGCCGAAACCTATACGGAGCTAATCGAAGGCTTTTCCCCGGACTGGCTCCGGACCGAAGAGGGCTTGGACCGGTTCCGGGCGATCTGTCGCGGGCGCGATGTGGAAACCCGGGCGGCGGTAACGCTGGCGATGAAGCTCCGGCTAACCAATCAAAGCCGTTACGTTAAGGACCATAGCGCCGTCGCGGGCCGCAAGTCGGCGGGTCAAAGGCCTTGGGAAGTCTAGCGCGACAACCGAAGCGGGCGAAACGACAACCGGCAAAGCCGAAACGTAAACCCGCCGCGCCGCGACCGCCGACCCGAGCGGAACGGAATATCGCTTGGATAGAGCGGTTCGCGGTCGTCCCGGAGGGGAAGGATTGCGGGAAGCCGGTCCGGCTCCGGGCTTGGCAAAAGCGCGACCTTAAGAAGATTTACGACAATCCGTTCGGGACGCGGCTGGCGATTTTAAGCTTCGGGAAAAAGAACGGGAAAAGTTCGCTCGCGGCGTTCCTAGTCTTGCTTCATTTGTGCGGCCCGGAAGCCGTCCTAAATAGCGGCATCCCGTCGACCGCGCAGTCCCGCGACCAAGCGGCGATCTTGTTCGCGCTAGCCGCTAAGGTCGTTCGCCAGTCGCCGGACTTGGCGCGGGTCGTCGATATCCGCGAGACGAAGAAGGAGCTTTTTTGCCGCGAGCTTGGGACGCTCTATCGGGCGCTAAGTTCGGAAACGACGACCGCCCAAGGCCTTAGCCCGCCGTTCGCGGTTCACGATGAATTGGGGCAAGTCCGGGGACCGATAAGCGAACTTTTTACCGCCATCGAAAACGCGATGGGCGCTCACGAAAACCCGCTTTCGATTGTCATATCGACGCAAGCTCCGACCGACGCCGATCTATTGTCGAAGCTTATCGACCATGCGCTAACCGGAGCGGACCCGACGCGGGTCGTTTCGCTCTATTGCGCCGACGAAGAAGTCGACCCGTTTTCGGTTAAGGCAATCCGCCAAGCTAATCCGGCTTACGGCGATTTTTTGAATCCCGCCGAAGTGCGCGGGCAAGCTCGCAACGCGAAGGCGCTTCCGTCACAAGAGCCGCTTTATCGCAATTACACTTTGAACCAACGGGTCGACAAAACGACGCCGTTTATCTCGCGGTCGGTATGGCAAAAGAACGGCGCGGAACCGGCTCGGCATTGGGGACAAGCCGAAGTTTATTCGGGACTGGACCTAGCGTCGACGACCGACCTAACCGCCCATGTTGCAATCGCCCAAGTCGAACCCGGGCTATGGGACGTTAAGCCGACCTTTTGGCTTCCCGGCGCGAACCTTAAGGAAAAGTCCCGCGCCGATATGGTCCCCTATGACGAATGGCATAGCGCCGGATTTTTAGAAACGACGCCCGGGCTTGCGGTCGAATATGAATTCGTCGCGGCGGCGCTCTACGAATTCGACCGGACCCATAATTGGAAGCGTTGCGCCTTCGACCGTTGGGCGATGAAGTTCCTTCGCCCTTGGCTCTTGAAGGCGGGTTTTAGCGAAGAGCGATTGGACGCGCTCTTCGTCGAATTCGGGCAAGGATTCCGGAGCTTTTCGCCCGCCCTTCGGGACGAAGAATCCGTCTTAATCCAAGGCAAGGCCCGACACGGAAACCAACCGGTTTTAGCGATGTGCGCGGCGAACGCCGTCGTCACGCTGGACCCAGCCGGAGGGCGCAAATTGAACAAGGCTAAAAGCGCCGGTCGGATAGACGGGCTAGTCGCGATGACGATGGCGTTCGGCGTCGCTCCGGTCGGAGATGAAAAGCCCGCCGTCGACTTGGACGCTTGGGTCGCGGCGGTCGCGGTATGAACGCGCCGACGATCTTGTCCCGGCTGGCGAACGCCATCGGGCTAAAGCAAATTGTCCCTATCGGGCAAGGCGGCGACCTAGCGGGATTCTACGGAGCGGCGTCCGGCTATGGCGTTAGCCGCGAGGATGGCGACAACTTCAAGACGAACAAGGTAACGCTAGCCGAATTCTCCGACCGCTTCGCCGTTGGGACGGCGGCGGCGCTTTCGCTTTCGACCGTATGGGCTTGCGTCAATCTCTTGTCCGGGACGACCGCTAGCCTTCCGCTTATGGTCTATCGCGACGACGGCAACGGACGCCGCGTCGTCGCTTACGACCATCCGCTTTTTTATATCCTTCACGATAGCCCGAACGCCGACCAAACCGCCGTCGATTTTTGGGACTTCGTCGCGGCGACGATAGAGCTTCGCGGCAACGGTTACGCCGAGATAGAGCGCAACGGCGGGCGGGTCGTTTCGCTCGGCGTCCCGTTCGCTCCGGAACTGGTCGAACCGAAGCGGACCAAGTCCGGCGATATCGAATATCGCGTCGTCGAAAATGGTTCGGAACGGACCATCCCCCAAGAGCGGATGCTTCATATCCGGGGGTTTGGCGGGAACCCATTGGGCGGACTGTCGACGCTAACCTTTGCGCGTCGGACGATGGCGTCCGCGCTTGTGACCGAAGCGGCGGCGCGGTCGACGTTCGGCAACGGGATTAGGACGAACGGCGCTTTCATCTCGGAGCATCCGCTAACTAAGGAGCAGATGAACGAAGTCGACGAAACGCTTAACGAAAAATACGCCGGAGCGATGAACGCGGGTCGCCCGCTAATCCTAAATCATGGGATGAAATACCAAGCTATTTCGATGAATCCCGAAGATGCTCAAATGTTGGAAAGCCGTTCGTTTAGCGTCGAAGATATCTGTCGGTTTTTCGGCGTCCCGCCGTTCATGGTCGGGCATACGCAAAAGACGACCAGTTGGGGAACGGGGCTAGAGCAGCAGACTCTAGGCTTCCAAAAATTCACCCTTCGCCGTCGCCTTAAGCGGATAGAGATGGCGCTAGAGAAACAACTTCTAACGCCCGCCGAGCGACGTTCCGGGCTAACCATCGAATTCAATATCGACGGGCTTCTTCGCGGCGATAGCAAGTCCCGGGCGGACTCTTACACGGCGGGAATCCAAAACGGATACTACACGATTAACGAGGTCCGGGCTTGGGAAAACCTTCCGCCCGTTCCGGGTGGCGACGAAGCCCGCGTCCAGATTCAAAACCAACCGGTTAGCGGCGGTCCGGCGAAACCCGCCGCGACGCCGACGCCCGTCGACGATGGCGAGGAGTCCGACGATGAAACTTCGGCATAACGATTTTAGGTTCGAACTTAAGGCGGTCGGCTCCGGCGTTGCCGGGGAAGAGGACGCCGGGACGATAGAGGGTTACGCTTCGGTTTTCGGCGGAGCGCCCGACGCTTACGGCGACGTTATCGCCCCCGGCGCTTTCGCGGAATCGCTTGCCAAGCATGAAGCCGAAGGAACGTCGCCGCTTATGCTTTGGGGACACAATTCCAGCGAACCGCCGATAGGCAATTGGACCGACTTCAAAGAGGACCGGAAAGGCCTTTGGGTTCGCGGCGATATCGACTTGGACGACCCGCTAGGAGCGCGGGTCCATCGGGCGCTTAAGCGCCGTTCGATGAAGGGTCTTTCCATCGGTTACGAAACGAAAGACTTCGAAGCCGACCCGAAGCGTTCGGGCGTCCGCATCTTGAAGGCGGTCGACCTTTGGGAAGTTTCGCCGGTCCCGTTCCCGGCCCAAGTCCGGGCGTCGGTCGAAACCGTTAAAAGCTATCTTAAAGACGGGTCGCTTCCGACCCTTCGCCAGTTCGAAGAAAGCCTAAGGGAATTGGGCTTTTCGAAAACCCAAGCCGTAACCATCGCGTCGAAGGGCTTGGCAACATTGCTCCGGAGCGAGTCCGGCGCGGACGACGCCGAACGCGCCGCTTTTCTGGCGGCTCTTAAGGGCTAACCGCCCCCAACCTTTGAAGGACTAAGGACAATGAAAAACACCCTTACGCGGGGCGCGTCCCCGCTTGCCCTTTCGCTTGGCGGAATGACGCCCGCCGAACGCGCAACGGGCCGTTATATGCGAGCGCCGGACCATCCTTCGGACGACGGAAAGTCGGTCGAAGATTTGGCGAAGGAAGTTAAGGCCGAGTTCGAAAAGAAGTTCGACGAAGTTAAGGCCATTGCGACCGACGCCATCGCCAAGGCGACCAAGGCCGAAGAGATGACGGAGGGGGAAAAGGCGAAAGCCGACGAAGCCCTAACCGCCATGAACGAAGCTAAGGCGCGGCTGGACGATATCGAACAAAAGCTAGCCCGTCGCGGCAGTCCGAGCGAACCGACAACCCCCCGGACTCCGGGATATAAGTTCGTCGAAGATGAAGCGGTTAAGGCGTTTTGCGCCAACCCTTCGGCGGGCAAGTCGGTTAGCGTCGACGTTAAGGCGATCATCGGCGGGTCGACCGCCGACGTTATGGGCGCGGCTGGCGACTTGGTCGTCCCGGACCGGGGGGCGTTAATCTCGCCGCCGAGCCGGACGCTAACCGTTCGCGATCTGCTTACGCCCGGGCGGACTTCGTCCAGTTCGATTCAATATCCGCAAGAGACGGGTTACACGAACGCGAGCGGGACCGTCGCCGAAGATGGGACGCTTAAGCCGCAATCGGATATTAAGTTCGACCTTAAGACTTCGCCGGTTACGACCATCGCGCATTGGGTCTTGGCGACGCGCCAGATTCTAGACGATGTTCCGATGTTGCAATCCTATATCGACGGACGCCTTCGCTACGGCTTGGCCTATGCCGAAGAATTGCAACTCCTTCACGGCGACGGGACCGGCGTAAATCTAAACGGCATCTATACCCAAGCCGTCGCGATGACGGACCCGGGAATCGTGCCGTTGCCGCAAAAGCTGGACGTTATCCGGTTCGCGATGTTGCAATCGTCGCTGGCCGAATATCCGGCGACCGGCGTCGTCCTTCATCCGACCGATTGGGCGGGCATCGAACTAACCAAGGACTCGCAAGGTCGCTACATTATCGGCGACCCGAAGAGCGAAGCAGCCGCCCGCATTTGGGGACTTCCCGTCGTCGCGACTCAAGCGATGCTTTTAGGGAAGTTTTTGGTCGGCGCGTTCAAGGCGGGCGCGCAGATTTTCGACCGCCAAAACGCAACGGTCGAACTGTCGACGGAGGACTCCGACAACTTCCGGAAAAACCTTGTTACGATCTTGGCCGAAGAGCGGTTGGCGCTTGCCGTCTATCGTCCCGCCGCGTTCGTTAAGGGCGACTTCGCGGCGATGATTACCGCGCTAACGACCTAGTCCAGTTCGTCCCCGGGGCGGGCGCTTGTCCGCGTCCGCCCCCTTTTTGCGTCCCCGAAAGGAGTCCCCATGAACGAACCAACCCAACTTCCCGCCGACGCGCTTCCCGAGGTCGGCAGTTGCTACAATTACGAAGGCCAAAACTTCGTCGTTACGCGGGTCGAACCAAGCCGCTTTCTAGTCTTGGGCGATGATGCGGAATGGACCGACGCCGTCGAATTTACCGATCACGTTGGCGAAGGCGAAACCGCGATGGTTTCCTATGTGATGGCGGCGGACTTGTTCGCCGAATCCTATGCGCTCGGCGTCATCGAAGAAGGCGCGGAAGTCGACAACGAACTTCCCGACGAAGAAGCGCCGGAAGTCGACAACGAACTTCCGGACGAACCCTCCCCCGAACCGAAAGGCTAAGACGATGACGGACGACCGTAAGGGCCGCGACGCGCCCGAAGAAAAGAACTTGGGACGGTCCCCCGAAGATAAAGCAATCGGGCGCAATCTCCGGCCCGGGGAACCCGAAACAAACGCCGCCCGCATCAACCGCGAAAACCGCGAACGGGAAGCCGCCAAGAGCGAAGGAAAAGAAGCCGAACCCGAAGGCCCGATAGGGCCGGACGGCTGCTTTCATGTGATGGAAGCAGAATTAAAAATGTCGGCGGCGTCGAAGGACGCGCCCGAAAACCAACCGCCGATTAAGCCGTCCGTCGTTCATGTGATGGAAGTCGAGATGAAGGGCGAAGCCCTTTCCGATTATATCGACGAACAACCCGGACCGGATAACACGCTTCCCGAACCGGAGCTTCCCGGCAAGCCGAACGAACCGCCGCTAGGCGGAAGCCGCGAAGCCGAGCGGCGCGGACGGCGTTAAACCAATGGCGACCGCGCCGCCCGAGCCTTTAGACCTAGGGACGGTTAAGGACTATCTCCGGGTTACGGACAACGTCGAAGATTCCAAAATCTCGGCGATGATTCCAAGGGCGCGACTATGGGTCGAAGAGCATACGGGCTTGGCGTTAATCCAACGCCAGTTCGTCGAACTTCATAGTCCCCGGAACGGCGCGGTCCGGCTCTATCGCGGGCCGCTAATCTCGGTCGCCAGTTCGACCTATGTCGATAGCGACGGCGTCGACCAGTCGTTCGACGCGACCGCGACGCCGCCGTCGACCAAGCTAACCGGCGATTGGCCGTCGACGGACGGCGGTCCGTTCCAAGTAACCTATACGGCGGGCGTCCCGGCTGGCGAAGAGGACGCCCGCCTAATCGGCGCGATGCTGGCGCTTATCGAAGGCGAATATAGCGCGGGCTTTGCCTATCCCGACGACGCCATAACCGGCGCGACCAATTGCCTTTTTTATATGAAGTTCGTCGCGCCATGAACGCGGGCAAGTTCGACCGACTGGTTACGATTGTCACGCCGGTTAAACCGTCGACAAAGGACAGTTGGAACGAAGCAAGCGGACCGCCGCCGACCCGCGTCCAAACTTGGGCGGCGATCAAGACCGCGCCCGGGACCGAACGGTTTCAGTCCGCCGAAAACATGGCGCTTGCGCCGATGCGTTTCTTCTTTCGCTGGCGCGAAGGCTTGGTCCTTCCGACCAGTTCAATCGAATATGACGGAGCGACGTTCGACGTTAAGTCGGTCGAAGAAGTCGGGCGTCGCGAACTGCTTCAAGTCGGAGCCGTCGCGAGGGTCGGCTAGTGGCGGCGAAGTCCGAACTTAGGGGCTTGAAAGAAGTCCGCGAAGGCTTGGCCGAATTCTCGCGGACGATAGCCCGGAACGTCGCGGCGCGGGCGCTGATGGTCCCGGCGAATATCATCGCCGACCGCGCCCAAGCTAACGCGCCGGTTTCGAACCGCCCGTCCGACCCGTCGCCGCGAAGCCTTAAGAATTCGAAGCGGGTCGTCCGGGGCAAGGCGGGCCGGGGGGCGATGGCGACGGTCGCGATCATCTTCCAAGACGACGCCGCCGTCCCGACCGAATACGGGCTAACGACCCGCGACTATCCGCCCCAAGGCTGGTTCCGCGCCGCCGTCGACGCGACCAACGCGCAAGCCCAAGCGTCGTTCGGTTCCGCGCTTACGCAAGAGGTCGAAGCAGCCGCCGCAAAAGCCGCCAAAAAATCGAAGGCCGTAGGCTCTTAAAACCATGATGCTAGGCGAAGCTATTATCGCCCGCCTAGAGGCGGACGCGGCGGTTACGACCATCGTCGGCGACCGGATTTATTGGCTTGTTCGACCGCAAGGCGAAACGCTTCCCGCGCTGGTCCTTCAAGTCATCTCCGAAACCCGGACCCAACACCTAAAAGGCTTCGACGATATGTTCGAAGCGCGGGTCCAAGTTGCCGCGCAAAGCGAACGCTATTCGGAGTCCCGGCAACTCGCCGAAGCCGCCGTCGCGGCGCTTATTGATATCGCCGAAGTCGACGACGCGACCGGCGAAAACGTCATCTTTTGGCGCGGTCTTGTCGACGGTCCCCGCGACCTAGGCTCCCAAGAAGAAACACGCTTCGTCCATCGGGCGGTGATGGACTTGGCGCTTCGTTACGGAACCGCCGCCTAACTCAAGGAATCCCAAAATGGCAGACGACCAACTAGCCGGAATCGGTTGGGGCGGCGAATTTTGGCTTGGCGATGACGCTACGCCATCCGTCCTAGTGGAGCTTGTCCAAGTCAAAAGCTTCACCCTTCCACAAGACGAAGTCGAACAAGTCGAAACGTCGCATTTGAAAAGCCCGGGTCGGCGTCGCGAATATGCGCCGGGGATGATCGAAGGCGGCGAATTCGAAGTCGTCCTAAACTTCCGCGCCGGTTCCGATACGGACCAAGCTTGTTCGGAAGCTCTTAACTCCGGCGATACGCGCCCGTTTAAGGCCGTCATCCCGGAACGCGGGACGCCGGTTTGGGACGTTACCGGGGATTGCGTCGTCGTCGGTTACGACCGGGGCGAAGTGAATATCGACGACGCGATGGAAGCGACGGTTACTTGCAAGATAACCGGACTCCCAATTGAGGCGGCGCATACGATAACCGGTACCGAAGTCGTCCAACCCGCCGAAG